AGTATTAATGCCTTTAGCACTATCAACTAAGAATTTTATCATTGTTGTTTTTTCATCATCCGTTTTTTCAACGAACCCTATATTTTCCATCTGCTCTCCAGTAACTGGGCTAAGTTCTGATTCATTCTCAGATGATATAACAATTCCATTTTCTCTATCATAAAAAACATTTTCTAGTACTGTTGAATCTGCTTTGATAACATCTACGCCATCAACCTTTTCAACTGAAACAATATTTGCAAACTGATTTGCTGGGGAATCTACAAGACTCAACTCAACCAAATCATAATCCTTAATAATTCTAATCTGTGAGTCTGACTTCTCATCATAACCATCATCCCACTTATTCATTCTTCCGCCAATAGAAAACCCTGTTAGCGTTCCATCAAGAACCTTTTCCCAAGTATCTTGTGCACCCTTTGAAACATATGCTGATACAAAAACACCCTTATAAAACTTTTTTGATTCTGGATCGAAATACTTGTCTTCTCTAAAATTAATCATCTTACCAACTGCAAGTGGCTGGTGCATTTCTCTAATGTTTCCACGAAACTTTGCAAAGGCATTCATTGATGCTTCAGATGTAACAATATCCATCTGCTTATCAAGATTATCTAGTGATGCAAAACCTGAAACGATACGGCGCTCTTTGTCTACCTTGTTAAAAGGCATTGAAAGACGAAGATTTTCCCCATCTGAATTCCAATGGGCTTTAGATATATTGCTCACCATTATATTATAAACCCCTTTTTACACATATATCACATATTGGACATATGGTACATTATGGGGCTTGTCGTCCCTCTCCCTTTGGTGCTCTGCCAGCAACTGTCGAAGTGCTGTCAGAATTATTGTTGGTTCTTTCTGCATCCCTTGATCTTGTAGTCCTTGCCTCTGCAGATGCTGCTGGGCTAAGATCTAAAACATCATCCCCACCATCTCTCTGTGGCATATCCAAAACAACTCTTGCCTCGTTAGGAGTCATGATCTGATTCTTAACATATCTTTCAAGAATCTGAGACTGTGCAATCTCGTCTGTTAGAGTCAACTCGTTAAATACAAACTCAATGATATCTGTTTTTTCACGAATAATCTTATTGATCATCTTTTCTAATTGTCTTTGTGCTGGTCTTGCAACCTGCTCCTTAAAGGTACGATCCTGTGCAAGTGCTGCTGCAATAGAACCAGAATCGCCACCTCCAAGTTTAGACAATGGCACTTGGTGTGCTACTAGAATGTCATCACGGTTTTGTTTACGATACTCTTTAAATGATCCGTCCTGTATACCGTCTTCGATGGGCTCCATCTTAAATTCAACCTTATTATTTTCGCTATCACCTGGAAGTGGAATATATAGCGTTCTGTGAGACTGACCCCTGAGACTTGTTTGCAAGAATCTAAACATCTTGTCTTCTGCATCTCCAGAAAGTTTTGCACCCTTTAACGTTACGACATATCTTGGAACTGCCTTGTTTGCAAAATAGTCAATGTTGTATTGTGAAGCAAGAGAGTCTCCATGTAGTGAGTTAATAGCCGACATAATGTCTGGCACTCCGTAGAATGTGTTTAGAGGTGAGTATTGCTTAAAGTGAATAATCTCGTTTGGTCTAGCATCTGTGGTTAGTGGGTTTTGATTCTTTGCACCAAAGTTACGGAAGTAAACAATCTTGTTTCCAATGATCTGAACGTAGCCGTCTTTTAGTCTTCTTACTCGCATTGTTGTTGCTGGTATATGTCCAACGTATCCAATTTCTCCACGAGTTGTTCTACCGATTTCTAGGTAACCATTTCCTGTCGACTGAAGATCTGTATAAACCTTTTCCATTGTGGCTGTAAAAGAGTCGTCATCATTAAGAGACTCTAGCCAATCACGCATTTCGATCTTTGCTCTTTCAATTCTCTTTCTTGCTTTTTGTGTTGCACTGTTATCTTCTGATGCTTCAAGTCTCATCATTGTTCTTGGAGAAACTTTGAACTCATATCCAAGACCAACAATGTTTTCTACCTTGGCATCAATTGCTGCATGGTTTGCAAATGATGTGTCATAATAGTTTGCTAATTCATAAAGGTTCCATGGTGGTGTAATAACATCAAACATTCCATAGCCGTTTACATATACTAGACCTGGGTTTATTTCTTTTGATTGTGCTCCATCAATACCGCTTTTTCCTGCAAGTGCTGCAGTTGTATATTGTGTTGTTGGCTCAACCATCTTGGTTGAAAGTCTGCTTGTTCTTCTTTTAAAGTTTGCATCAAGACCATCTAAAGTTTTTAAAGTATCCCAATTGCCATTGAATGGATCTGACTTTGCAAATGTATCGTCTTTCTTTGCTGCTTCATCAATTCTTGCGCTAATTTCATAATCGTTGTCTTCCATGACTACTCCTCATCCCCATACTTAGCAATTGTATCTTTTGCTGCCTGTACTGCACCAAGATCGTTAAGAGAAGGGATAAGTCCTTCTTTCATTCTGTCAACTTGCTCAGAATACTCTTCTTCTGAAACTCTTGTTAGGCCTGGAACAAATACGCATGTTCCATCTCCTGGGTCTCCATAATACATTGCGGTCTTTTTTAATTCTGCTATTCTCGAAATATCATTTTTGTCTGAAGGAATGTTAAGAACAGATCCGTTTCCATCTGTAAACCATTTTCCGTTTGCCTTCTTATATACATAAAGGCCCCAGTCATAGTTTTTCTCAATGACCTGTCTTCTAACGTTTTTTACAATTGGTTGACCAGTTTTTGGGTCTATTAGTGAATCCATATCCATAAGTATACCATATCATACTGGATCTTGTACAAACTGGTTCCAGTTAACGTCAGTAAATACACTATAGGAGTAGTCTCCAAAAGTAACTGGTCTTTCATCATCTACAATAATCTTATTTGTTCCAGTATAACTTTTGTAAACATCTGATGGATTTACCCCATAATAACTTGTTTCTGACAAAACAAGAACCTTGTTCCAGTTAAAAGACCCACTATCCCAGAATTCCCAGTCTAGTCCGTAGGAGCCCAAAACCTTAACTCTAAACCATGGTCTTTCAGATATATTCTGAACTTCTTGAAGGTTAGTGGACTGATAGTAAGATATGCTATTAAATAGAAGTGGGCCTGTTAGTCTTACTGCCCCTTCAAAAAATGAAAAGTTCAAACTGCTTGAAAAATTAATTCCAAGGAATGCCCACTCCTGAAGAGTAAGAACTGGCTCTTTTACTATCTTGCCGTTTAAGTAAAACCCAATTCCATTTTGAAGCAATCCAGTTCTTGCATCTATGGCATAAATCTTTGCTCTTCTTCCAGATGGGTCACTTGCTACCATATAAAACTTTATGCAAGAGTCTTTGCTTTCTACCTCAAATATTTGAGTTGGAGCATATGGGAAATAGTCTCCGTCAAAACGAACAGCCATCTGCATCGCTATAACTTTAAAACCTTCTGATCTACTTTGATTTACTGGAATTGCCAAGCCCCTGTTAACTAAAGGATCATACTTGCCCTTTAACTGAATACCGCTAGTTTTTGTTAAATATAGATATGGAGATGATCCTGTATATATTGCAAATGGATTATTCTTTTTAAAATTATAGTAAATTCCAGTCTTTGTATATGGATATAGAGAGGCTCCAAATCTAGTTCCAATTGGGCTTGCATCAGACTCATTCAGTGCTTGAGATGCATAAGAAAGTTTTTTAATTGCAACATTATTGGTTTCTGAATTTTTTACATTTATTTCTATATGTGTAACAATTGACAAATCGTTAAAGTCTACACCAGTAGGTGGGTAAATAATCATATTGTCAACAACCTCATACTTTGTTGTCATCCAGTCTGAGCCAGGAATTAAAACTCCATCCCTCGATGGTCTTTCTGTTTTTGTAAAGTAAAAGTAGGTTTGGTTTGCACCTAGTTCTGTATACTGAAAAGTTATGTAACTTTTTACAATAGCGCCATCTGTATCATATTTGTAGTCTTTTGATATTTTATTTTTTAAGTCTTCATAATCGTTATATCCAGTAAACAAATAATTATCCAAAGAAGTGTAAGTTCTTTGCACTGGCAGACCGTATTTATTTGCAAGTTCTGCGTATGTCCAATTTTGAGGAGTTGTTTCTATCGCTATTGTTTTTGATGGTATTGGGTAGTCTATGTTGAATTGAATAAAGTCAAGATCAAAGTACTGGTCTCCACGCTTATCAAGTACAGATTCTGCAAAATATGTTAGAGGAAGTTGGTCTTCCCAGTATGCATTTGCAGAAATTGTAAGTTCGTATTTGTCAAAAACTGTTTCTGGCAAAAGAGTATACGTTGCAATATGGTCAATAAGAAAATCCTCATCAAGGATTACAACCCCTCCACCAGAGATTGCTCCATTTGCTGTGTCAGTAACGCCTCCAGACGGTGGCATAGACGTTGTGTCTATTCCTCCATCTATATTAATTAACTGATTGTTTTGATAAACAGCAAACAAGTCTTCGTTCCAAACTGGAACGCCTATCTCATTAAACAAAGATCTAATTTTTTGAAAGTTATACTCTGTACATAAACCAACGCTATATATCTTTCCAGTAAAAGTTGACAAACCACTCTTATCTCCACCAACATACATCCTGAGATCTGACAAAGATCCAAAAAAGTCTGAGGCTGGGTTTCCAAACCTTGAAACAAAGGCTGGAATATTTAAGCCTATATCGACAAGTTCTCCTGGCTCTGCAGCCAATGGAGAGTATATTGTTTCAGATATACCGTTATAATTTATGATATAAGATATCTGGTTATTGAGCAACTGTATTAAAAAGTAACTACCTGTATTTTCTTTTTCAATTCTAAAAAGTGTTTGAACAGAAGTCGATGACTGTGGCAATCTAAAACATCCATAGAAAGCAGATACTGTGGTTTTGATAAAGTCAAAGTTTTTAAAGAACAAATATCCAGATACAGAGTTCCAAGACGAGTTTGGCCTAAACGAGAAAAAATCCCTCGTGTCTGAGGACTGAATATTTTTGCAGTCTAAAAGAAGTTCTTCTTGTGTTCTTGATGACAAAATTATTTCTGGTAGTGGATGAGATAAAACAGAAAGAGATTTATTTGCAAAAGATGTGTTGTCGCTAAATCCCTGATTCCACGAACCAATTTTTGGATATGAATAATTTGATGTATAGTCTGCAAATGAGTAGTCAATAAAAACAGATGTACCACTATAGGAAGTATTAATGTTTTCTGGTATATCTACGCCTTGACCAAACACAAACCTTCTCTTTGCAACTGCTGTCGCTACTACATATGGGTAGATTCCAATGCAGTCAACCTCAATCGGGTATACATCTTCGTATGCATAAAATCCTATCCAGTCCTGATCTTTACCGCTTTGATTTAGCACAGATGGCAAAAGCAGATGTTCTGTTAAATAGTTTAGAGATATAACTTCCTGACCGTTTACAACAAGAGATGCAGTATCTTTTCCAATACGCATGTGTATAAGCATTGGCCTTGTCCACTCTCCAACATAATAGGCTGCATACTCATTTCCTACCTTTAAACCTATTGATGGTCCATCAACATATATTCCATCCTGAGAGGCAATTGGTCCAATAATTCTTTTTCGTTCAGTGCTATATGAATTTACCCTAAGCCAAGTTTCAAGAGTATATTGTTTAAATTTGCCAGACTCGTTTAAAAAACCAACACCAGGAACTATTAAAGATGGACTATCTCCATTTGGGTATATAGTTGTAAGTCCTGATGTTCCATAAACAATAGGAATTCCAGAATTTTTTGCTTTTAGCATATTGTCAGAAACAAGATAGTATGCATCCAACTCTTGCAAACCATAACAACTTGACACTACTGCTTTTTGTGGAGCGATAGATATGCTAGATGGAATATCAATTGGTTCAACTCCCAAAGACGTGGAGGAGAATTCTTCTGACCACTGACCAAGACTTAAACCATTTACCAAGAAAACATCTTCTGTTTCTGATCCTCCAATAAAATTAATCTTAAAGACTAATCTTATTTTTTCATCATCTGGTGGTGTATCAAATGTTTCTGATATAAAAATCCAGTTGCTATTTATAACAGTATCATAGTTTTTTAGGTGAGTAATATTTTGACCGCTTGTAGTATCTGTGTACTGATAGCCTATTTCAAAACCAGCAATGTAAGCACTTTCGGAATAAAAATAACCACCTACAGAAAAGGTTCTTAAATATTCATTAAAGTCTTTTAGGTCCATAATGTCGTTGCTTATTGCAACAATAGATGCAGACTCTGTTGTAGTTGGTGTTGCGGTTATTTTTCCTACATAACTGCCAATAAAAGGCTCGTCTATTGATTCTGTATAGTTTTGATATGTACCACCAACGATAGTCCAATTAGACAAATTTCTTTGAGATTCAGAAAGTAAAGAAATATAGTCTACCTTGTCATCCAACGCCCATAGTCCAGTCGGATGCTCAGCAAAGACCTTTTCTGCATATAAATTTGATGGATTAGACATTATAGGTCTATTTTACCACAGAAGACTACTTGTTTATTTTAATTTCACAGTAGTCTGTTGTGCAGTAGGATTCGCCTTGAGCCTCAAGATTGTCCACACCATCATAAATTGCACCAAAATCAATATGCTTCAACTTGCCAATATATGACTCATATTCTTCCTCAGTAATCTGAGTATATGGTTGCTGAGGGTAAACAGTGTTTCCCATTGGAAGGAATGATACTGCCTTTAGTTGTCCCTCATACATATGCAATGCTGGAACAACATGCTTTGATTCTGTCTCCTTGTCAAATGAAAGAGTTACAGAAACACCATTATCAGACCAGTACTTCTGAGCAGTTGCAGCAAGTGCAATCTTTTCAAACAGTGTTACATCCTTTTCAGATCTTGGATGACCTGACTTGATTGGGAAGTAAACTACTGATGTATTTGCTGATACTACGTCATCTTCAATTGTGTACCCCGCTGCTTTGAACAAGTGCATCATTGGATCTGTATTTCCAAATCGAACTGCACGAAGGAAGAAGTTTCCTCCAGGCCCCCAGTGAACTCCAGGGGTTGCGCCAGAAAGAATTGAAACTGATCCTGATGGCTTAACTGTCGTTACACGAATTGATTCACGAACACATAGCCATTCTGAATACTGATGATCGTAGTGACGAATCTTGTTGTATCCCTCATCCATCCACTCACGAACAATTGGCAAACCCTTTTGGTCTGCAAAAGATGCAATACCTGTAAGCGATGTGCCAATGCGACGGTTACGTTGCATAATGCCGTTTGTTTGTGGCCAATGTGTTGGAACAAGTGTTACAGTCTTTCCATAAAGGTATGCAAACTTCAGGGTACGCAGGAAGTCCTCCTTGGATTCATGACGATTTAAGTGCACTTCTACAAGTGTGCATAATTCATATGATTCCAATGGCTGCTCCGCACATGGGTTAAATCCCATCACACGATAGTCCTTACCGTCTGGCGCATCCTTCAGTCGTCCATAATTACGAGCAACATCAAGCCAGATAAAACCTGGCTCTCCGTTTTCTGTAATTAAATCTACATAGTCTTCGTACTTTGTTCCTACTTCTGCTGAAATAGAATTATTAGACATCCA